TAAAGATATAGACCTCAATTTTACTGCTCATCCAGTTACGGGAGACGTAGCTAGAAAGTACGATGAGGCAGCAATTAAACAGTCTGTACGTAATTTAATATTAACTCAGAACTATGAGCGACCTTTCCACAGTGAAATAGGATCTCAGGTTCGATCCTTGTTATTTGAACCTGCAGGTCCAATGACCTCTGCTATACTTAAAAGATCTATAGAAGATACTATTATAAATTTTGAACCAAGAGTAAAATTAATTTCTGTGCAAATTACAGATAACATAGAAAATAATACTTATAATATTTCTATTGTTTTTAGAATAGTAAACACAGAAACACCAATAGCAATAGATTTATTCCTCAAGAGAACACGATAATGGCAAATAAAAGAATAAATGTAGCTGAATTAGATTTTGACAACATTAAGTCTAATTTAAAAACTTATCTTACTGGACAAGCTGAATTTTCAGATTATGATTTTGAAGGATCTGGTCTATCAGTTCTTTTAGATGTATTAGCATATAATACACATTATAATGCTTTATATACAAACCTTGCTGTTAATGAAACTTTCTTAGATTCAGCTTCAAAACGTGATAATGTAGTATCTATTGCTAAATCTTTGGGTTATACTCCAAGATCAGCTACAGCACCAAGAGCAGTTATAGATGTTAGAGTTACCTCTACTTCTTCTACTCCTGCAACGTTATCTCTTCCAAAATATTCTACATTTACTTCTACTATTTCTGGAACAACTTATACATTTTATACAACCGAAGAATATACAACATATCTAGATGGATCAGAATATCTTTTTCAAAATGTAAATATCCGAGAGGGAACACAATTAAGTTTTAAATACACTGCATCCTCTGGTCAAAGATATATTATACCAAACGCAGCATGCGACCTTGCAACTTTAACTGTTCAGGTTCAAGAGTCAGCAGCGACAGGATTGTTTAGAACATATACTGAAGGTAGTAATATATTAGGTTTAACATCAACCAGCGAGGTTTATTTTGTAAAAGAAATTCAAGATGAGCTATATGAGATAGTTTTTGGAGATGGAACAATAGGAAAAGCATTATCTAATGGTAATGTAGTAACTTTAAATTACATTATTACTAATAAAGATGCTGCCAATAGTGCAAAATTATTTACATATAGTGGTTCTTCACTATTAGGTGGTACTGTTTCAGCAACTACTGTTTCTGCTGCTTCAGGTGGAACAGACATTGAAAATATAGAAAGTATTCGCTTCAATGCTCCTCGGCATTATTCAACACAAAACAGAGGAGTTACTAGTGAAGATTATAAGAGTTTAATTACTGCAGAAGTTTCTAATGTTGAAGCTGTTAGTGTTTGGGGTGGAGAAGATAATGATCCTCCAGTTTATGGTAAAGTATTTTGCTCAATTAAACCAACAGGAGCTACTGCACTTACTGCTGCACAAAAGTCTCAGATAATTACTGAGGTACTAAAGCCAAGAAATGTTGTTTCTATTACTCCAGAAATTGTTGACCCTGAGTATATTCACGTAGCTGTAAACTCAGCGGTTTACTATAATCCAAGATTAACTACTCGTTCGGCTGCAGATATTAAAGCTATTGTAGAGGGTATAATAAAAAATTATAATACTACAGATTTAGAAAAATTTGATAGCGTATTTAGAATCTCAAAACTTAGCAGACTAATAGATGCAAGTGAATCTGGAATAGTAAGTAATATTACAAAGGTAACTCTTCACAAACCAGTTTCTCCAGTTTATGGCGTAGATTCACAGTACAAGTTTAACATTATTAACCCAATATACAGTTCTGGACAACCAGAAGATAGTATTACTACAACTGCATTTTATATAGATGGAGATGCAGATAACGAATACTACATTGATGATGACGGTAAGGGAAATTTAAGATTATATTATCTAGTAAGCGCAACAGAAAGAAACTACGTTAATAACAATATAGGAACTGTTACTTACTCAACAGGAACAATTAATGTTCCAACATTAAATATTACTTCTCTTGGCACTGGAGTTACTGCGTTTAAGTTCTTTATTAAACCTTCTTCTTACGATGTTGTAACTGCTCGCAATCAAATCTCAGTTATATTAGATGACGAGATAACAGTCAGTGTAATTACTGACTCCTTCTCGCTTGGTAATACAGGCGGCGGAACAAACTACAAGTTTACAACCAGTAGATCATAATGGCGACAATTAAACCAAATATATCGACGATTGTAGCAAGGCAACTTCCTGAGTTTATTCGGGATGAATACCCTTCATTTGTTTCATTCGTTGAAGCATATTATGCATATTTGGATGCCAACTACAATGGAAGAAACATTGAAGATTATAGAAATTTAGATGAAACTGTTGACAGCTTTATTCAGCAATTTAAAAACGAATTAAATGTACTTGCTGAACAGTCTTTTCCAAATTATGCTAACTTAAATGAAAAAGAAACCATCATAAGAAAAGCCAAGCAGTACTTTTCTGCTAAAGGTAGTGAAGCTGCATATAAATTTTTGTTTAGAGCTTTATATGGTAAAGAGATAGAGGTTTACTATCCTAGTGAAGCTATGTTACGAGCTTCAGATGGAAAGTGGCAACAAGATCTTTCTTTTTATGTAAGTGTTACTTCTGGAGATGCTTTAAGTATAGTTGGTAAAGAAGTAAATGTATATAATTCTGATGGTTTGTTAATTACAACGACTTTCGTTGAACGAGTTATATTAGTTTCTTCTGGGATTTATGAAGTTTTTGTACAAAGATATTATGGAAGTGTTTCTATCGGTGATACTTTAAGATATTCTACTACCTTTGTTGGTACTTTGTTAGGAACTATTGTTCGTTCTGAGATATTAAATGCTGGAGCAAACTTTACAGTTGGTCAAATTTTTGATATAGATTCTTCAGAAGGATCTGGGGCTAAAATTAAAATAACTCAAGTTTCTTCTTTAGGAGCAATACAAAAATATAAAATTATTGCTTTTGGATATGGATATGTAAATAACTTTACTATAAATTTAAATCCAACTCTAACTTCTTTTGTAGATCCTTCTCCTATATCTGTTTCATTAAACAGTGTGGAGCAATTTAACGTTCCAAGTAGCACCTATACAACAGGAATATCTGAATCTGGATTTATTATCAATCCTGATTACTGGGATCTGGATTATTCAGACCCAGCTTTTGCAGGAACAGCTTTAGGTGGATTTACAGATTCTTATACGTTTAGTTCTGATACGGATAATGTTGCTACTTTAAAATTTTATACTGGAGCACTTAATACATATCCAGGATATTATTCTAAAAACGATGGATTTGTTTCAGATGCTATCTTCATACAAGATAGCAGATATTATCAAGCTTATTCGTATGAAATTAGAATTGACGAACTGCTTTCTAGTTATAGAGATTTAATAAAGTCGTATATACATCCAACTGGAACAGCATTATTTGGTAATTATAAGATTACAAATGTAATAGATTTAGGTACAACTTTATCTCCAACAACATTGCAGATAAGGTATTATTTAAGTGATGGAGCTTCTATTACTGAATCTCCTGCTCTTGAGGTTTCTAAGGTGTTTGCTGATGCAGCAAATATTTCAGAGTCTTCTTCGTATCACCTAAATAAAGAAAATACAGAAACTGTTAGTACGACGGAATCGGGTGCAGTTTATTTAAATCCTTATGCTGGAGAAGATTTCTTCGCTGAGGACTATGCTTTAAATAATATAGCAGCATCAACATTTTAACTAGGAGAGAACTTTAACCATGAAAATGCAATCAGGAGTTAAGGCGACTGGATCTTTAAAGATTACAGTTACTAATAAAGAAGGAAAAGTAGTAGAAGAAAGAGAAATAGACAATCTAGTTGTTACCACTGGTAAGAATTATATTGCTTCTCGTATGGTAGGTACATCGTCTACTGTTATGAGTCATATGGCTTTGGGAACAGATAACACTTCTCCCGCAGCTGGTGATACGGCTTTGGGTTCTGAAGCTGGAAGAGTAGCGATGTCAGCTTTTACTGCTTCTACTAATATCGTAACCGCAACTGCAACATTCCCAGCTGGAACTGCAACAGGTGCTTTGACTGAAGCTGGCATTTTAAATGCTTCTTCAAGTGGCGATTTACTTTGCCGCACCACTTTTTCTGTAGTTAACAAAGCTGCTGGCGACTCAGTTGCAATTACTTGGACAATTACTGTAAGCTAATAAAAAAATGACTGCTTCTAGCTCAATAATCAAACCAGGACTTAGAACTTCTATTTGCGAAAGTATTGTTAATGACATTCAAACTGGTCGTTCTAAGATGTATTACTTTTTGGGTAAGGCACTAGAGTGGAATCCAACTGCTTCTACAGATTCTAGTCAATACCCCAGAGGAACATATAAGTATGAGCTAGAAACTAGATCTAACGCTATTACTTACAAAAAAGTTTTACCAACTGATGTTTCTTTTGTTGTTCCAAGAGTTGATTGGACTTCAGGAACAGTGTATGATCAATATGATGATAATTACCAGCAATCAACACAAATTGGAAGTGGACAAATAACTGTTTCAACTTCTAGTGCTACAGTTACTGGATTGTCTTCTTATTTTACAAGTGAAATTACTGTTGGGGATTTAATAAGAACTTCTAACGATGTTGAAATAGGAACTGTTGCCAGCATTACTAGCGACACGTCATTAACATTAGAAGCCAATTCTCTTATTACAGCTACAAATACATACTACGATTATGTTCATACACACGCTTCATCAACTGGAGCAACTTCAATAGAAACTTCTAGATTCTATGTAATAACTGACACGTTTAATGTTTATAAATGTTTGGACAATAATAGTGGGGCAGCTTCTACAACAAAACCAACAGGTACTTCTACTGGTACTATAACAACAGCTGATGGATATATTTGGAAATTTATGTTGAATATTCCTGCAGCTTTAAGAAACAAGTTTTTAACTGAAGCTTACATGCCAGTTACTACTTCTTTAAGAAATCAATTTTACTCTGCAGGTGAAATTACTGCTGTTAATATCATCGACGGTGGAAGCGGTTATAGCTCCTCTCCTTCTATTACTGTTGCTGGCGATGGATTCTTAGCAGACAATCCTTACATTATTGCTGGAACTACGATTACAGAAGCTGGTGTTGGTTATACTTCTGCTCCAACTTTAACTGTTTCTGCTCCAACTGTAATTTCTGGCAGTGAATCTACAGCTACTATGACCTGTACTATTTCAGGAGATGCTGTTGATGCAGTTACGATTACTGCAGCAGGATACGGATATGAGGCTGCACCGACTATTACTGTTGATGAGCCTTTTGCTGGAATTACTTGGACAGAATTAACTGCGGTAAACGTATCAGACTATCTTAAACACAATGGAAATTATTACGAAGTAACTGTTGCAGGTACGACTTCTACGACAGCTCCAACTCACACAAGTGGAGCAGTAACTGACGGATCTGCAGAATTGACTTATGTTGGAACTATTGCTGTAATTGAACCAGTTCTAGTTAAAACAGAGGCAACAATGACAGCTACTGTTGCCGCTGGAGTAATAACAGATGTTACTGTTACAGATGGTGGAGTTGGATATACTTATGCTATTTTAACAGTAACTGACTCTACAGGTTCTGGTGCAGAACTTACTGTTGATTTAACTACAGGAGATGTTGATACACTCCAATCTTCAGTGGAATTACTTTCTGTAGATGGGGGTATACATAACATAGTTGTTGAGGAAGCTGGTTCAGGTTATAGTGGTTCTCCAACTGTAACTATTGTCGGTGATGGAACAGGAGCTACTGCAACTGCATCTTTAACTGCAGCTGGTAGTATTGACACTATAACAATGACTGCTGTTGGATCTGGATATACATATGCTACCATATCAATAGGTGGTGGTGGAACAGGTGCAGTAGCAAGAGCTATTATGGCACCTGAAAACGGACATGGTAGAAATGCTGTAAAAGAATTATACGCTAAAACTGTAGCTTTTTATACTACAGTTTCTACTGAGAAAAACCAAGGATTTGTTCTAAATAATGATTATAGACAGTTAGGGTTAATTAATAATCCAAATGTTTATGGAAGTACTGCAAGGTATAAAGATAGTATAGGATCTGCTTGTTTTGTTGTTACAGGTTCTATTAATACTTCTAACTTTACTGAAGATATGTTGATTAATATTGTAGGTGAGAGTAAAGAATTTAGAATTATTGCTGTTACTTCAACCCAAGCTTTATTGCTATCGATTAATAATGATGTACCAGTATTAAATGATGTATTTGAAAACTCTAGTGGTAATACCTTTACAGTTACGGGGGTAACTAATCCAACTGTAGATTCTTATTCGGGTGACATGTTCTTTATAGATAATAAAAATGCATTTACTCCAACATCATCACAATCAATTACTGCTAGAACTATCATACAGTTCTAGATATAAATATGTAAATAACTTAAAAGAAGAGCGAAACTAATGGCACTAAATTTTAACGCTGAACCGTATTTTGATGATTACAATGAGGACAAAAAGTTCTATCGTGTTCTTTTTAGACCAGGATATGCTGTCCAAGCTCGAGAATTAACTCAGCTTCAGACCCTTCTTCAAAGCCAAGTTACTAGATTTGGCAAGCACATATTTAAAGAAGGTTCCATGGTTATTCCTGGACAAATCTCTGTTGACACCAAAATCGGATATGTAAAACTACAGGCAACTTATGGATCATCAGGAGTTGGGAGTTTTATTTCCAACTTAGAAGGTTTGGTCGTTGTTGGTCAAACTAGTGGTGTTCGAGCTTTAGTTAAAAAGGTATCTGCAATTACTTCTGCAGATCCAAATACTTTATTTGTTAAGTATCTAGATTCAGGTACTGACAATGCAACAAAAGTTTTTGCCAATAATGAAATTATTGCTCCTGAGACTGGTAGTTCAGCGTATACCGTTCAGGCTGCAGCAAGTTCTGCTACTGGCGATGCTTCTCTTGCTTCTATTGAGAGAGGAGTTTATTTTGTTAAAGGAACTTTCGCTCTAGTTTCTCAACAAAATTTAATTCTAGAAAAATATAGCAGCACACCTTCTTATCGTATTGGTCTAACTATTACAGAATCTTTTGTTGATTCTGATGATGATCAAACATTGTTGGATAATGCACAAGGTTCTTATAACTATGCAGCTCCTGGAGCTGATCGTTATAAAATTGATTTAACCTTAGCAAAACTTTCGCTTGCTTCTACAAGCGATGAAAACTTTGTAGAACTTGCTCGAGTTTCTAGTGGTGAAATTCAACACAAAGTTAGCAAAACAGAATATTCTGTATTAGAAGAAACTCTTGCTCGTAGAACATACGATGAATCAGGCAACTACACTGTAAATCCATTTAAGATTGATGTAAGAGAACATAGAACCAACGACAGAGGCGCATGGAGTGCAAGTCGAGCTTATCTAGCAAATGATATTGTTACAAATGGTGGTAATTACTATGTTGCTAGAACATCAGGAACTTCTGGTTCTACTGCACCTGTACACACAATAGGTGAGGCAACTGACGGTGCTGGTGGTGTTACTTGGTTATACGACCAAAACCCACAATTTAATAGAGGTGTATATGATCCTCTTGACACTACGACTCCTGGAGATGAAACTAAACTAGCAATTGGTTTAGAGCCAGGAAAAGCATATGTTCGTGGTTATGAAATAGAAAAAATTTCAACTGAGTTTTTACCTGTTAACAAAGCTAGAGATTACGCAGATGTTAGCAATGTAAAAATTAATGCAACTGTTGGTAATTATGTTTTAGTCACTAACGTAAACAATCTTCCTAAGGTAGATGAATTTGAAACTGTATCTTTGTACGATAGAATAAGTGGATCAGCAGGAAGAGGCACCGCAGTAGGAAGTTTAGTTGGAACAGCTAAAGTTAGAGGAATAGAATACCACAGTGGTACGATAGGTTCCACCGCAGCAATTTATAAGCTTATGCTGTTTGATGTTCAAATGAACTCTGGATCTGACTTTAATAAAAATGTAAAAGAATTCTACATTAGTCGTGGATCAGCAGCTACTAACTTTACAGCTGATATTTCTCCAGTTACGACTTTACTAACTGGCTCAGGTACTGCTTCTGGAACTACAATTACTGGTACAGGAACACTGTTTACATTAGAGCTTAGTGTAGGTGACTATGTTTACGTTGGAGATTCATCAACAATTAGAAGAGTTACCACAGTTACAAACAATAATTCAATAGCAGTAGATTCTTCAGTAACGGTAACTGGAGCGGTAATCTATAAACTAACTACAAAAGTAGTAGAGTCCAATAATGCTACATTATTGTTCCCATTCCCATATACTTCCATAAGATCAGCAAGAGATTCGTTAGGTGCCAATGCTATTTCTTATACAGTTTCTGAAAGATTTACTGGAACAAGTAACAGTTCTGGACTTCTAACACTAACAGTTAGTGGCGGTAACGATACTTTTGCGTCTGAGGCAGATACAGATAATTATTTGGTCATAGATGATACTACTGGAGATGTTGTATTACCTTCGAGCATTACTAGAACAACAGGTAATACGCAGGTTCAAATTCAAACTTCATTAAACAACACTGCTTTGATAGTTATTGCTGCTGTTAATAAAACTGGAGCAGGAACAGAAAAAGTTAAAACTTTAACAACAACTACAAGTTTGACAAAAACTACTTCTGCTACTGCTACGCCAAGAGAAATCTCTTTAGGTAAAGCTGACGGATACAGATTACTTTCTGTATTGATGGATACAGGAACTTTTGGCTCTCCATCGGGAACATATAGTATCGATATTACAGATAGATATGACTTTGACGATGGTCAACGAACAACATACTATGACACTGCAAAAATTATTCTAAAAGATGGAAAGTCAGCACCTACTGCTCCAATTTCTATCGCTTTCCAATATTTTGCTCACAGTGGTAGTGGCGATTACTTTACTGTTAACTCCTATACATCAACAATTACTTATAGTAAAGTTCCTTACGGATTAACAGACTTTATTGATTTCCGTCCGAGGATAGATGACACTGCAGCTAACTTTACAGGAACAGGTTCTAGTGCTTCATTAATACCAAAACGTGGAATAGATGTTGAGGCAGATTTCTCGTACTACTTACCACGAAAAGAAAAAATTGCTTTAGATTTAGACGGTAACTTCTTCAATATTTCTGGAGTTTCTGCTCTAAATCCTGCTGAACCAATAGATCCTTCTACTGGTATGGTATTGTATAAGTTAGATGTATATCCTTATACACTTACAACTGGATCTGTAGATGTTCAGTACATCGATAACAAACGTTATACGATGCGTGATATTGGAAGAATAGAAAAGCGTGTAGATAACTTAGAATACTACACTTCGCTTTCTTTACTAGAACAAG